AGCATGAGCTTAATTTCAGAGATATCGCTGCGGTAGTCGTCTTTGAGGACGTATTTTTCAGGCATCTTCTTCATGTCTTCATCCAGCCGATCCAGCGAATTGGTTATTCTGTTCAACACCCAACCACCGAAGAATCCTACTAGAGCTATTGCACCATTTATCAGTGTTTGGGCGTCCATAACTATTCCTGTTTTTCTACTTTTTGTTCAACTTGAGGCGCGGCTTGCCCTTGAATCTTTACGATCAATGCCTGAACCTGCACAAAGGGCATCTGTCCGAGTGCATTCAAAATGCCATTTACCTCTGCGACTTCAAGCTCCAGCTTTATCATCATTGCTCCTTTGGGTTAATTAGGCTGGTGTAAGTTGTTTTCTCCGGCGCTTTTACATCTTCATCCTGCACAGGCACAAATCCGTGTAGATATGCGGGGCAAGCTAGAGTCATGTTTGGGTTCATCGCTTGGTTTCTTTGAGCAATGGCTTGGGCTTGGGCTTGGTCTTGGTCGGTCATTGTGGTAGTCATTTAATCCTCTTATGTCGTAAGCCAAGAAACGGAAAAGGCACTTTCAATACCAGTGTTAGCCGCCGATCCCCAGCTAGTAGCAAGTGTCGCATCTCGGTATACGGTCATTACTCCGGTGGTTGAAGACACAACTAATACTCCTACATTTGCTTGCGAAGCATTATTAACTATGACGTTTACGATTGGTAGCCTAGTTCCTCTGAATGGGCGGTATGCAGCAGGAAGCGTTTCGCCTAATGTGAAATTAGTCCCGGTCTGTGCGGTGCCATAAATCTCGTAACTGTGGAAAGTAACTAGCTGTCCAACTTTTACCACGCGCCAAATTACTGAATTTAGCAATGCGCCGGTACAAGCAGTAGATGCGGAGGTGTATTCCTCGTAATCATCCAACGTATTGGCATCAGCCACCGCAACAGCCGTAGCAGGAAATGCAAGACCACCAGCACCGGGTGTAGCCCCGCCAACTGCTGCACCTGTTGAAACCCCTAGAGTGCCGGGGATGGTGACTGCGCCAGCGGAGTCAATCCGCATCCTCTCAGTCGGAGCAGTATCGCCTGTGCCATTACGAGTGAGGAATACCAAGTCCCCTTTGGTTGATCCAGTCGCGCTGGTGGTGATGAACCCGATCGCTGCTGCTGACTGATTCTGCACGGCACTGGTTAGCCCGAAGGTTATCTGCGCTACATCATTGACAGAAGTCGCACCGCCTAGATGTAGCTGCGAGGAGGTTTGCGCTCCAAAACCGGTCGCTGTTACTACGCTCTCCAGTTTCGCTCCGCCAAAAGCCGAACCTCCAAATCTGCCTGCGCCCGTCACACCGAGGCTGACGGGGATGGTGACCCCAGCAGCGGCGGCTGTAAGAACTAATGCGCTACCGTTGCTTGCATAAAGCCGCACATCGCCTGCTGCCAGTGACATATGAGCACGGTCAGTCTGGATTGAGAAATTATCAGACTGATTAACGCCCGGACTAGCTCCCGCTGCCGTACAGGTTGTTGGGTACAAAACCATGTAGGCATTCTCAGTTGTATTTCCAACCAAGTTGTAGAAGGTATAGGCGCTGGTTCCAGTGCTTTGCTGAACTGCTTTAAATGCCGCAACGCCAGAGTTGGCATTGTATGTCTGCGTAACCATGCCACTCACACCGAGGGTGCCGGTGACTGCTGCGCCTCCTGATCCCATCGTAAGATAATTTGTTACTTGGTTTGCCGCAAAAAGACGCAGGCTTCCAGTGGCGTACACATCCGTATCTGTTGCTGATCCGACGCCGCTTGTCCCGGCAGAAGACCCAAAGTACGCAATGGCGCTGCCACTCCTTTGTATGATGATCCGACCACCATTAGCAGCAGTGCTATTAAAGATGCCAGCATCTGCACCTCCAACGCCAGAGGAACTAACAAAGGATGTAGCAGAAGTAGTTCCTGCATTCACCACCCCTAGCGTGCTGGTGCCCGTCACACCGAGGGTCGAGCTGAAGGTGCCTGTAGTAAATGCGCCGGTATTTGCAGTCGTAGCGCCCACAGTACCATTGATGTTGATTGAGGCAGTGCCGGTCAGGTTAGTGACTATGCCGGATGCAGGAGTTCCCAGAACGGGGGCAACAAGCGTCAACGCTGTACCGTTGGTTGTGGCTCCGGTAATCCCCGCCAATACACCCGCATTGTTGTACTGAACCTGCGTGGTAGACCCTCCCGCTGGACCAGCAGTTGCTCCAGCCAACAAGGTAACAACGCCGGAACTGTTCTTGTAATACAGCTTGCCGTCGTTAGTATTGAGAGCCAATTCACCAGCAACAAGGTTTGCTGCAAGAGGAACAGCAGCGCCAGTAGCTGAGAAGTACAAGGAGATAGGCGTGAATCCAGATGCGCTCATGATGTTTTCCTAAAAAGTTCCGCCAGAGATGCCACCAGCAGCCGTTAATATTTTCGCTATATATACGCCGCCAGCAAAAGTTGCGGAGCCGGTTGTGCCTGATTGCTCCAAAGTGCCGGGGTGTGCCACAACAGACGTTGCGCCAGTACCACCAATTGTAAGCAATGTAGTTGCCCCAGCAAACGCCGTAAATGATGCGCCAGAATTCAACGAAGTTGTAAAGGTTGGCGATGTTCCAAACACCAAAGCACCAGAACCCGTTTCATCCGTTACTGCTGCAGCCAAGTTTGCACTACTTGGAGTGCCAAGGAACGTCAAAATTCCCGTTCCTGTAGTCGTAGTGCTTGGCGCGACTCCAGCGCCGCCCCCAATCATCAAAGCATTTGCCGCCAACAATGCAGATGAGGCCAGCGTACCTGTGGCGGTGTAAGCCAATATGCCGCCAGACGTTCCTGCGGTAAGCCCTGTCCCGCCATTAGCGACAGCTAAGGTTCCCGCAACAGTCACCGCTCCCGTAGTTGCTGTTGCTGGAGTTAGACCCGTTGTGCCAAAGGTAATCGAACTTACCCCAGATCCCGCACCAGAAAACTGCGCCCAAGTTATTGCTGTAGTGCCTAAAGTGCCACCCGCGTTACTTGTACATACCCAACCCGTATCGGCTAACGTGGTTCCTTGTTCAACAAAGACATAGGCTCCCGGCACCTGCGCCCAAGTGTTCATGTCCGTGGTTCTTGTCCACGCTCCAGCCGCACAAAGGTAAAGGCCATTGTTTTGGGGAAGCGTTTGGTTCTTGACCAGAACCCGATCCGCTGCAACAAGAACCACACCGTCTATTGTTTGGGTGCCGCTCAAGGTGATGTTGACAGTTGTGCCAGCCACAACAGAGGCTTTGGTGTCCAGTCCCTGAGCTACAGTGTCAACATAAATTTTGTTGGCAATGTCCGTAGATGCAGAAGGAGTTGTAGAAATAGTTCCTGCCGTTACAACAAGACTGGCAATCGTGCCAAGGCTTGTCAGCGAGGAAGCAGTAACCCCAGAGGCCAAAGTTGCACCCGAAAGGGTTCCTGCTGGAGCAACGACCGCCGCTGTGGTGATACTGGTTGTCAATCCTTTAGCATTTATTGTAATTACGGGAATTGCTGTGCTAGACCCTGTAGAACCCGCCGAAGCAACTGTGGCAAGCGTAGTTGCGTTTCCTACGGATGTCACATCACCAGTCAAGTTGGCGTTTGTTGTGACGGTTCCAGCGGTTAGCCCTGCTGCAGTTCCCGTAATATTTGTTCCCACCAAAGCACTTGGAGTACCAAGATTTGGGGTTACTAAGACAGGAGAGTTTGAAAGCACTACGTTTGTCGTGCCGGTGCTTGTTGTAACCCCAGTTCCTCCGCTGGCTACCGCCAATGTTCCAGCAACGGTAACAGCCCCTGTGGTTGAAGTTGCCGGGGTCAAACCAGTTGAACCAAAAGAAATTGCGCTTACACCAGCGCCGCTAACAATTGAACCCCAAGCATTATTTGCGTAACCCTCAAATGTCGCTGTGGTGCTGTTGTAGCGAAGAGTTCCGTTGGTGCTGACTCCCCGCTGCCCAGTGGTTCCAGCCGGAATAACTATCCCCCCGGAGCCGGGAACAATCGGGTCGCTGGAAATCGCAATAACTGGCGAATTGACAAAGTTTCCATCCGTTATGTCAATCTGGCTTGTCGTTCCCAATATTATTCTGGTTGCAATCGTTGAGGAACTGTTAAGAGCCAGCACCCCTGTCCCAGTTGCTCCAGCAACCGCCAAAGCCACCCCAGTCAACGCAAACGTCGGCGCAGCCGCTACACCATCCCCGTTGGTGACAGATAATCCAGTCGTAGACGAAGCCATCGTTCTGCCAGCAACCGTATTACTTGAGGTCTTGGCAATCATGCCATTTGAGGCTGCTTCTAAGCTCCCAGAGGCTGCGTTCAGGGTTATTTGGAGGGCTGCTTGCGCCCCGCCATCCGTAAGCCCTACGCCCGTTCCTGCCGACAGCCTACGACTATTTGTAAGTGTAGGCTCTTGGTTCAGCGTCAGGAAAGTTTGCGTCTGTACCGGCGACCCAGCAAGCGCGGCTGTTGTTGTCTGGACAGTCACTCCATTCTGTACGACAGGCACTAATTCTGTGCCAGTGATAGCCCCGGCAGCAGGAAGTTGAGTAATCGTTACATTAGCCATGTCATGGACTCAGGTTGTCAAGATTGCCGTTGTTCGATGGAGTGTCTTGATTGTTTTCTGGGGATATTTCGTAATTTTGATACGGCCCCGTAATTAGAGCGTCTGGGTCAACAGCAACACTGACATCGGGACGAGGGAATCGGATGGTAATACGTTCCGTGGGCCTAGCCGGGAGCCGGTACGGGTCTTTCTCGTCAGCACAACCCTGACCGCACACCTGCAGTCCGGGAAAGTTGGGATCACTCCTCATCTCCGCGTGCGGTCTTTTCATGCGACAACGATCACATATTGCAATCGCAATCGTTGAATAGCCTATTGTGTCTAAAAATCTTGGCATTATCGTGTGTACACGCTGATATTCGGGGCGTAGTAGATAGGAGACTTATCGCGCTCTTCTTGTTCTGCATCGTACAGGTACTTTGTTGCCTGACCCTCAAGATAAGTGATCCTATCAACTGAAATCCCCGGCATTTCCATGCTCATCTGATGAGCCAACATCGACTGAATTGCCAGAAACCACCGCTGTGGAATTTGTAATTCATCTTGCAGCGCACCTACGTCTTGAATCTGCCCTGAATACCAGACCGTCATCTGCACAAAGGGATCAGAAGGAACCGGCCACAAGTACATTGTTGCTTGAGGAATTGACCTATCAAACCAGAACTGAAACGGCTGATTGGCGGTGAAGTTCTTGTTGGGCAGGTTGGTGTAGTCGTCCCGGTTTAGCCGCGACATGGTTATTTCTGTGCTGTTGTTGCCAACGTAAAACTCACGCAACGCCAAAGTTGCGCCGCCAGAAATTCTTACACGGTAATACTCAACGCTCTGACCGGGGTCGATGTCGTACCACAGCCACTGATTATCAGTAACGGTAACAGTACCAATATTGTAAAGAGTCAGCCAATTTGCTCCATCAATGGAATATTCAAGCGTCAAAGTCCAAGACGCAGATCCCTGACTTGCCACATAGGGCAGAACGCCTATAGATCCAGCATAGACTGGATTATCAGTACCATAATCAACGGAAATATTTCCATTTGCAGACGTTTGCTGACAAACAGTATCAACATCATTGTCATACACATTTGCCACTACACCACCGGCTGAGGTGGAGTATGAACCGCTAGGGCGACTCAGTGTCCTGTATAGCGCGTTCAGAACATCAATAGCACCTACCGGAAGGCTATAGATGTACTTGTTGGCTGTCATGCCAATGACAACCTTGGTGATAGCCCAATACTGAATGCCACGGTTGGCAAGGTTGGACAGCAGATAAAACAAACTCTCCCTTGCAGAGAGTTGCTGCTCAGACGTCAACTCCTCAGCCAGCTTACCGCAACGCCTAGCGCCGTGATCGATCAGCGTCTGGACGTTGATTACGGTTTGGCCGACAGTCCCTGATGTAGACATTTATTGATTCCCTTTACCAACCCGGACAATCCCAACGTCTAAGAGATGCTTTTGCCCTAGGTGCGTCGCCTGAAGCGTTCTTCACGACACCTGACATCCGGGCGCAGAATGAATCTTTTCTGGGGCCACCCTGCGGCTGCGGAGCCTTGAGGTTGCTTCCAGTTTCACGATTATACTTCTCTCTGCCCTTGGCAGTCAGCCCAGCGCCGCGCTCTACAGAGAGCTTTTCA